CAGTGGATAGAGGTTCTGCCCCGGCGCCCCCCTTGGGGCACCTGTTTGGATATACAGTACTGGCTGCGCATACAGCACTGGTTATGCACACAGTGCCTGGCGGTGGTCAATCTCGCCAAATGTTGGTGAATCTCGCCAATGGGGTTATTGCACCCGCTACGCTTCGTTGGCCCGAACAAAGACAACGGAAAAGCCTAAGCTGTTGAAACTCATAATGAAACTACAGTGAGACCGCCAGACAATCGCCTTCGACATAAGCCGGTGCGCTGGCGTTCACAGTCTGCTCACTTTGCAGGCTCTCCGTGGGCTTCCGGTTAACTCAAATCACGCACTAACCGTGCACAATCTTATAGCAACACGGTATAAGCGATCCCTAAAAACCATGATACAATGGTTCCATCGACAACGACAAGAGAGACTAGAAAAATGACCGATACAAACACCAGATATGAAACCGCTAACGATTGGATCCGTGTTTCGCTACCCAACGTGACTGATGAGTACGTGAACGCTATCGCCAGTGTCTGCAAATGCAGGAAAGGCATCTGGACAGTCTTAAAGAATCCGCCAAAGGATACGCGCAGGGCGCTCATCTGGCACGCGTTCAAAATAGGGATTCACTTAATAAAATGGGGCAATTACGCGCCTTGGACAGACCGCGTAACTTATAAGCTAATGCGCGCGGACGATTCAGACCGGGAGTTATTTGAGTACATCTTAGAAACAACTACAGTTGAAGCAAAAAAGCGAGCTTTGAAACATAAGAAACAAAAGAGGACATAAAAAATGAAACTAATAGAAGCAAAAGAAATAGCGGGAACGTTAAGTAATACGTCCAAAATGCCATGCAAAAGCACCAGCACCAGCGCGTTTGATTGTATTACTGGCAGTAAATTATCCCAAATCAAAGGCAGCGTATGCGATGGGTGTTATGCTAGAAAAGGATTTTATCGGTTCAAAAATGTCAAAGCTTCACTTGATAAAAGGTTGAAGGGGATAACGCACCCGGATTGGGTACTAGCTATGACGACATTAATAGGCGACGATCAGTATTTCAGATGGCACGATAGCGGTGACATTCAAAGTCTAGAGCATCTAGAGCGAATATGCGCAGTTGCACGGGCAACACCGAACTGCAGACATTGGCTGCCCACAAAAGAAAAAGGCATGTTGAAAGCTTTCATTCGGAATGGTGGTGTAATACCGGATAATCTAGTAGTGCGATTAAGCGGTGCAATGATTGATGCCGAACCACCAAAATCATACAAACATACGTCAACTGTACATGCTGTCACGGACGGGCACGGCCATATATGCCCGGCCTACAAACAAAATGGCGAGTGCGGCGATTGTCGAGCGTGTTGGGATTCGAACGTTCATAACGTTAGCTATCCGAAACACTAGGAGCATCAGATGAAAAAACGGTACTTGTTACAACTTCTAACTTTTTCTATGTGGTTCGCCGTGTGCTTTTGGTGGCTATGGGTGGCTAGTGCATAGCCGCCAGGCGCCAGCCGCCTGGCTATCATACATGGCTATCATAATAAATAGGGATGCCAGTTCCAGAGAATCTTACTCTAAGTTTATTTGTCTGCTTTTTTGTATAGCATGATTGTACATACAAGCGGAAAATTGAACCAACTGAAGCGACTCTCGCCAGGCTGGACTACCTATTGTGTGGGCATTTTGAAATGTCAAGCGGTATTTATAACAGCTCGACTCGACTATCATAATAGGCGGGGATGCACAAAAAAAAAACCTTGACAAACGTTTATTTTATGTTATCATAGCAATAAATAGGAGAAATACATGGGATACAGAATCTTAAATATCAGCGATGAGTTCAAATCGCAGTTCACCGAAAGGACAGGCTTTGAAGGCCCGTTTTTTTACGATGGATACGATGTCCTTTATTATGACCCGAAAGCCGGGAAATACTATTGTCCGAGGACGGATTTATACTTGTCTTACACTGAATATGTCGAACGAACAGCTTGGGTATAAGATGGCTGACCAGTGGGGTTAGTCATCGTGACCGGTGCATTCGTGGGCGTCCTGGTTCAAATAAGAGGTACTATGAAATCGTATACAAGGGAGGTTCTGGCTTGTTCGCTGGTTCCAATAGGATTTTGGGTGATGTTATTCTTGGCACTAGAAATAAGGGGTTGGTAATGTTAGATTACGAGGTGCACGCAGCGTTTTCAGCTAATAACAGCTATAGACTTTACAAGGATTTAAAAGACGCCTCGTCGCGTCGTAAGATTCAACAAGCGAGGGAGGTAAAAAAACACTTGATATTCGCATTGGAACTGGTAAAGTTAGAAATTCAAGAACACATCGACAAAGAAGACGAGGATTTATTATGAAATCAGAATATATATGTGCGCATTGCAAAACTTTACACAACGAGGACGATCTGTACGAGGGCGAGTGCCCGGTTTGCAGACTCGATGTTGAAGAGGTGAACCCGCAGGTACTGATCAAGCACCTTGACGATTTGGTGTACAGAATGCAATTAACAGAGGACCAGGGTGCCAGACACAGCCAGTGGCTGCGCTCAGTCGCGATACTTGAATTATTAGCGGAGGTGATATAATGCGAATCAGAAACAAACAGGACTTCATTACGCTGAACGATGGAGCGGGCGAGGTACATGTGTACTACGGGGATGAACTCGACAGGGTGATTCACACTTTGCAGATGTACCGATACGAGAGGGAGGCCATGGCAGATGCTTATGAAGAGGTTTTGGCCGCCGACACCAGGTACTATGGACACTAGGAGAACGAAATGACAATTGAAATAATGCACAGAACAGTTGAACAGGTCGAGAGAACGTACACAAGGCTCTTACAGCGGTTTTACGATGAAGGTGAGCATACCCTACAGGGTGTGATCGAGGACTTCGAGGACAGGCACTACGAGACGCTCAAGGGCATAACCAAAAAAGGTGTGTACCTGGGCCCTCAAGAGCCTGAATCTGAGCCAGAGCCAACCACGGAGGAGCTCATGGAAGCTTTAATTGACTTCATACTCATGGACCCGGAGGGCTAAAACGAATTAAGCCCTATGAAATGTTATAGAAAAGTATAGGGCTTATTTTTAGGAAATCCATTGAATCTCCATTATTCACTGCATAAAGTGCTTGACAAATGCTAAAAAATGCTGTAAAATACACTTGTCGTTCGGGGGGTTTACACCCCCTGAACAGGTGTTCTTACAGTGCTGTATGCATAGTGTACCAGTGTAGTGTACTAGTGCAGTGTAGCCTTGATTCCGATCAAGGCAAGGAAGTAAAAAAGGAAATATATGAATAGTTTTAGTGGTGAAAAGAGACAGTGCCCAGCTTGTGCTGCGAAGGGTGAAGACTTAAGTGGTGATAACCTGAACATGCGCGAGGATCAATCCGGCTTTTGCTTCAAGTGCAATTTGAACTTCAGTTCAACTGATTTACTCAGAGGGGCTGCACCCAAGGTACAGTCAGAGCTCAAGAAATCGCAAATGCAAACACTTGATGTAGAGCGCTTGCCTGTAGCAGTGGACCCGGCAAGGCGACTATCACAAAGCATTGCGGAAAAGTACAATGTACGAGCGGGGTACGATACGAGAACAGGTGAGATCAACACGCTGCACTACCCATACGAGGGAGGCTATAAAACCAGGAGGTTGCCGAAAGAATTCTATGCAACAGGGGCGCCTACGGGTCTGTTCAAGCCTGTTAATGTTAAGCTCCCACCTACCGGGAACTGCATACTGCTAGAGGGTGAGGAGGACGCGCTCGCCTGCGCTCACATCCTACAGGAAATAGGAAAGGATACGCACACCTGCGTGTCGATCCCGAATGGTGTCTCAAGTATGAAGACTGTGAAAAACGAGATAGACTTTTTCTCGCAGTTCAAAAAGATCTATATCTGGATGGACGCCGACGAAGCAGGCCACCAGGCTTGTATTGAATTCGCAGAAATACTATGCACTGAAGTGAACGAGGTTCGAGTTGTTAGCACACCTGAAGGGTATAAAGATGCATCAGATCTGTGCGTACAACAGGAGTATGCGCTTGCATGGGGCGCATTACTGAACGCTGAAGCGTATGAACCAGAGGGCGTGGTTGATGGGGCTACAGTTTCAGTTCAAGACCTTATGAAGCCATCTGAACCCGGTGTGAGCCTGCCCTTCCCTATCCTTGACGCGAAGCTGCACGGCCTACGTAAAGGTGAGATCACTACACTCACGGCAGGTTCAGGCATAGGCAAGACAACCATAGCCAAAGAGATAGGAGTGCATCTAGTGAAGTCGGGGCATAGCATAGCGCACATACCACTGGAAGATCCGCTTCTATTGACGCAACAGGCTTACGTGGCTATTGATAACAACGTGCCAGCATCTATGCTCTCAGAGAAGCCGCATATCCTACCTGAGAGTGCTTATGAGGCATCCAGGAAGGCAGTGATCGAGCCTGTGAAGTGGTACAAGCATCACGGCTCAGTGAAGTTCGACAAGCTCTTGAAGAAAATGGAGTACTTCGTTTACAAAAAGAATGTGGACTTCATAATCCTAGATCACCTGAGTATCGTTGTCTCAGGGTACGATGTGCAAAATGAGCGGAAGGCTTTTGATATGATAATGACAGAGCTTGCCACTTTCGTCGTACGCACAGGCGTAGGCTTATTACAGATCGTTCACCTGAAGCGGCGAGAGACTGGGGCAAAGGCTTTCGGGGAAGGCGGTAAGCCATCCCTGTCAGACCTCAGAGGCTCCGCATCGCTAGAGCAGCTATCATGGAATGTAATATCAGCAGCCAGAGACCAACAGGCAGAGGATGGATCAGAGGATCTAGTGAACCTGTACCTGCTTAAGAATAGAATGTGGGGGCGCACGGGTTTGTGCGACACACTGAAGTACAATCATTTAACAGGCAGACTAGAAGCCTTGTCTGAAGAGGACGTTGTAATGCTATCGAGCAAAGAGGAGGCGGCATGAAAATAGCATTCTTAGACACAGAGAATGACGGATTGAACCCGACATTCATAGCTAATATGCAGTTGCACGTGTACGACGCCGATGAACACACCACAGAGAAGTTTTCATACCGTAGAGGTAGGGATGATGGGGATACAATGCAAGCCTGTTACGAGGCAATACAGAGCGCCTGGGCGGTGGTTGCGCATAATATGTCAGGATACGATGAGGGTGTGCTCAGGCATATAGCGGGTATGAACCTGGATGGTATGTACTTAATAGACACCATGATCTTATCCCGTGTACTTTTCCCTGACAGGAAGAGCCATAGCTTAGGAGCGTGGGGGCGTGACTTCGGGTACGAGAAGGGTGATTTTGACATGCAGGAATGGCTGGATAACGGCGCTGAATGCACAGATGAATGCATTCTTTACTGCGAAAGAGACGTTGACCTCTTGGAGAAAATATTCTGGCACATGCACAGAAGGGCAGAGGAGTTAAATTTCAACCTCAAGGCCGTGCATGATTTTGAGTACAAATGCCAGCAATCGGTAGATAAAGCTGCGACTGTAGGCTTCGAGCTGGACATACAGAAATGCAAGGCGAACTTAGGACACATAGAGATTAAGATGCAGAGCATACGTGATGCGGTGTACCCTGAGCTCCCCGTAGTTGATATGCCGCCTTCCGCGGTGAAGCACCCGCCAGAGAAGCTGTTCAAAAATGATGGTACTCCCACTAAGAACACAATGAAGTACTTCGATAACGTGCGCATGATTAAACAAGAAGGCAAAGATGTTTGGGTGTTCGATCACCCGGATGAGCCCGGTGTACCTCGAAGCTTAGCGGCGCATACCGGCCCTTTGGTATCGAAACGATCTGCAACTTTCGACAGTCTCGGTAAGCTGAAAGAATGGCTTGTGCAGGAGAAAGGCTGGGAGCCTTTGAACTGGAACAAGGTATCCAGAAAACAATGCGGTGGCCGTGCCGTGTACGAAAACACAACACCGAAGTTCTTTGATGATGCGCGTGTACTAGATCCGGGCCTCTTGAATCTAGGTGTGCCGTGGATAACTGAGCTTCACGAGTACATGACACTACGGCACAGGAAGAGCTTAGTCGAAGGGTGGCTAGGGCGTGTGAATACTGAAACGGCTATCATAGAAACGCCTGCCAGAGCTTGCGGAGCCAGAACAGCTAGGATGACGCACATAGGGGTCGCTAATGTACCCCGCGCCACATCCTACATGGGCAAGGAACTAAGGGGCTGTCTAGGTGTCCCAAAAGACGCTCTCATGGTGGGCTGGGATGCGTCTGCACTTGAGGCTTGCATGGAGGCGCATGAAGTAGCGGATCTTGATCCAGGGTACGCTGCTGCACTCACAGATGGTACACTGCACGATAGGAATGCAGAAGCTTTCGGGGTTAGCAGGGACGCAGCAAAGACATTGAAGTACGCCATGCTGTACGGCGCCAGCCCTAAGAAGGTGAGCGTAATACTAGGATGCCGACTCTCAGAGGCCAAGCGTATTGTTAAGGCTTTCTGGGACGAGGCTTGGGCACTGAAAGCAGTCAAGGAGGCTCTAGAGAACACATTCAAAGCGAAGCGTTTCATAACAGGCATAGACGGTAGGCCCTTGTTTCCAGGTAAAGCGCACACAGTGCTGAACACTAAGTTACAATCTTCAGGGGCTATTGTAATGAAAACTGCAATGCTCTTAACTGAGCAGCAGGTCAGAATAGATGGCATTCAAAACGGGTACGAAGCAAGGAGGATCATAGCATACCATGATGAAGAGCAGTACAGAGTACAGAGAACAACCTCACAGGAGGATTTATGTAAAATTTCTGCTCATGTAGGGCAATTAGGGGTTGACAATATCAAAAAATCTGGTATAATACTAGGTATGAAAGTGAATCTAGAAGGAGAATACAAGGTAGGAAAAACTTGGGCCGATACACACTAATCAAGGAATAAATATGAGCACTAAAGTTTATAACGCAAAAATTGAAAGCAAGTCTCGAAAGGGAACTGGCATTAAAGTGAACGGTGAATGGGTTAACGGGAGTGAAGCGCAGTTAGCTCCTTTTGAATGGAAGCAGATAGTGGACCTTGAGTTAGAAGAAGGTCCGAGAGGTAAGCAAATCGTCTCTATCGCACTGTCAGGGGGCGGAGGTGCTGTTGCTGACAGCCGACCAGCATCTTCCAAGCGACCTAATAACGTCCAAGTAGGGATTGAAGTAGGTCATGCTGTGAATGTAGCTACGAGTATTGTTGCGTCGAACGTGAACGTAATGGAGGCCGTGTCCGATAAAGACATCTTGGATCGCGTGTTCGCGTTAGTCCCACAGGTATTCAAGCGAACCGAAGCTGCGCGTGACTTGGCGGCGCAGGGAGTGCTAGGCGAAGCCCCTGTTGCTCCAGCTCCTGTCGCTCCGGCGCCTGTTGCTCCAACGGCGGCGAGTCTGCAAGCAGTCATGGGCGGGGACTTATAGATGCCAGCCCCTTCTGGTTTCGACAAAGTTCTGATTGACGGCGACCAGCTTATGTACGTCGTAGGGTTCGCATCAGAAGGGGAGCCTCTGAACTTCGTGCTTGGCACTCTCAAGAGATCGTTGGATCGCATCCAAGAAGAGTGTCAAGCCGAGTCCAGGGAGATCTGGATCAAAGGTGATGGTAATTTCAGAGATGATCTATGCGTGTCAACTGGATACAAAAGCAATAGAACCGCCAAGAAGCCGAGCGCCATTGAGCAGATCAAGGCTTACCTGATAGAACACCAAGGCGCAAAGCAGGCGCATGGAATGGAAGCTGACGACCAGCTATCAGTAGGACTGTACAGCGACTACACACAAGGAGAGAATGCCGTAATTTTGTCCTCGCAAGACAAAGATCTTTTGAACACACCCGGATGGCATCATAGCCACAAGCGTGGTGTCTTTTGGGTGTCCGAGGATTATGCTTTTGAGCACTTCTGGACGCAAATGCTAGAAGGCGATAAGGTAGATAACATACCGGGGTTACCTAAATTACCGCAGACAGCGTTCGAGAGGTATGAACTACGAAACAGTGGAATACTTGGATGCGGCCCTAAAAGGGCGCGAGACATAATTGAACAGATGAATGTCGAAGAGATCCCTGATAGAGTGTTGCAGTTATACCTGGAATACGCAGAGGAGTTCTTCCCCCGGCTAGACTGGGAGAACATGGCTAAAGAGTATTTCGTAGAGCAAGCACAATTACTATGGATGACAAGAGAGTTGAACCACGATGGCACTCCGGTGCTTTGGTCGCCCGAGAGGGCTGAATTAAAATTATACTGGGAGTCTGATTATTATGACCGACACGCAAGCGACAGCCTCGATTCCGTATGAACCTGAGCCGCCGAGAGAAGGTGATGCAGCCGTGCAAATATTAAGAAAAGAGCTTCAGGACGTACAGGAACACATGCATGATTTGAATAACCGTAAGGTCTCCGCTGAGCAGACTGTTCGTGATCTTGAATCACGAATCCAATACCAAGACGCGAAACGAGCTTCGATTGTATCTGCCTTGGTACTCTTGCAAGCTGAGTCTAATGCGTAAACTCAGGCCGGTAGATGTAGCTGAGTACCGCAGGCGGCTACTGAAGAAACAGAAGAACATCTGCCCTTTGTGCAAAGATGTTATCAGACCAGAGGAGGCAGCGTTAGATCACGATCATAAGACTGGGCACATCAGAGCAGTACTGCACAGGAACTGCAACGGGATAGAAGGTCGAGTAATCAATTGGACTAGGAGAGTAGGGCGCACAGATCCAGAGACGTATCTCAGGAACTTGCTGAAGTACTGGAAGCGTGATTACACGCACCACCCCCTGCACCCGAATCATGGCAGAAAGAAAAGAAGATACAGAAGGAGAAGATAATGGACATTGAACTTGTATTCATGATGGGTATAGCCGTTGGAGGTCTAGTAGGCTTCATGGTTGTCGCTTTGAACGTTAGCAACAGAGGGAAATTCAAATGAGAAAGCGGATCGGGATAGAGGTACTCGACCCTAGCCTCGGAGGTCTATCGGAAGTCGCCCTTCAGAACGAACGCAGGTACAGCGCTTACGAGGCAGCACCAGGGATCTGGAGAGTGCAAACTAATACCGTTCAGTTCGCGTTCACGCAGCACGAGTTGAACCGAGAAGATTGGATCAGGGAGATACCAGAAGATGATTGCGCATAAAGAACGCTTTGAGGAGAAGGTTTGTCCAGAACCGAATACAGGCTGTCATCTTTGGATGGCGTATACCCATTTTAAAGGGTACGGGTATTTTAGATTTAATGGGATGTCGCAACGTGCCCACAGGGTAGCTTACGAACTCTACGTTGGCCCAATACCAGAGGGAATGCATGTATGTCACACTTGCGATGTTCGTAGTTGCGTGAACCCGGAGCATCTGTTCTTAGGTACTAACGCAGACAACATGAAGGACATGCGCGAGAAAGGGAGGCAGGCGAAAGGTTCCAGCTACGGGTTCACAAAGCTAACTGAACAGCAAGCCTTAGAAATATACCACGCAGAAGGCACCCAGCAAGCAATTGCTGATAAGTACGGGGTTGACCGACCACGGGTCAGTAAGATTAAGAACAAACAAATATGGAAACACATACATGAGTAAGCCTAAAATTTTAATCTATGATTTGGAGACACAACCAACGCTTGCTTACGTCTGGCAGGCCTGGAAAGAAAACATCTCGCCGGTACAAGTTGTGGATCACGGGAAGGTGATCTGTTGGGCAGCTAAGTGGCATGGTGAAAAGCAAACGTACTTCGGTGCTGAGTGGGAACCGACAATGAACGGGAAAGACTTCATAGAGCGCCTGTACGACATGATGAACGAGGCTGACGCTTTGCTCACGTACAACGGCGATGGCTTCGACCAGAAGGTGTTCAACACTGAGCTACTGAAGAAACGTCTGCCGCCTGCTGCGCCTAGCAAGTCAATTGATATGTACAAAGTTGTTAAGAAGCGCTTCCGTTTGTTCCATAGCCGGATGCAGACAGTGGCGGAAGCTTTGAACTTAGCTGGCAAGACAGACACAGGAGGCTTTGAGCTGTGGAAAGGAGTGATGCAAGGAGATCTGAAGGCAAGGAAGAAAATGGAGAAATACAATCGCCAAGACATCAAAGTGCTTGAAGACATCTATGATGAACTTCTGCCCTGGGTTCATAATCATCCGCACTTCAGTAATGATGGTTGCAGCAACTGCGGTAGTGATAACCTACAACGGCGCGGGTTCCATAAGACCAAGGTCAGCACGTACCAACGGTATCAGTGCCAAGACTGTGGCGCTTGGGGCCGAGAGCGAATTGCTAATAAGATGGCGCATAAGCCGAAGGTGGTTTCATTATGATAAGCAAAGAAGAGTTCTTGTGGAGCATTGTCGAGCGCATGGACCCTGATGAAATAGTAGATGCGTTCGGGCTCACATCAGAGGAAATGGTATCAGCTATGGCTGGAATACTTTATCTCAGAAGATACTGCGTGAGGGATCTTTTTGAGGGACGAGCTCTGGCTCCTATAGATGAATCTGAATACGAAGAGCGAACATAAAAATAACTAATAAGGAGTAGAATACATGACGGAGTTCAAGAACGAGTTCGGAGAGACGATCTTTAGGAATAAGTACGCTAATCATCCTGAGCAAACTTGGGCTGAGAAAGCGCACTTGATCGTGAAGTCAGTGACAGAGAATCTCATGCCGCCTGACTTACAGGAAGAGCTGGAGAAGTACATAGCTGACATGAAATTCCTACCGGGAGGCAGGTACATCTATTACGCTGGCAGGCAGGCGAAGTACTTCAATAACTGCTACCTCCTGAAAGGTGAGGAAGACACTAGGGAAGAGTGGGGTAATTTACTGAAGCGCAGTAGTGATTGTCTCATGTCCGGTGGTGGCATTGGCATTGATTACTCTGTGTTCAGACCCGGTGGGGCGCCTCTAGGACGCACAGGAGGCATAGCTTCCGGTCCGATACCTTTGATGAACAGCGTGAATGAAGTAGGCAGGAACGTAATGCAGGGCGGCTCACGGCGCTCTGCTATCTACGCCTCGCTGAACTGGCAGCACGGTGATGCGCCTGAGTTCCTGAAGATGAAGAACTGGAGCGACCAGGTTATTCACGAAGGGTACACAGTGCATGACGCGAAGCAGGATAACTTCAATTATCACGCTAACTTGGACATGACGAACGTGTCGCTGAATTACGATGATAACTTCCTAGATCACGTACAGAACGGGCACCTACCGCAGACGTTCATTGAGAACTGCGAGCAGGCGCTTCGTACAGGCGAACCTGGGTTCAGCTTTAACTTCGGAGACAAGGAAGATGAGACTCTTAGAAATGCTTGTACGGAAGTCACGAGCGCTGACGATTCTGATGTCTGTAATCTTGGCAGTATCAATATGGGTTCTATTGACAGCCTAGAAGAGTTCAGAGACATCGTTCGACTATCATCGGGATTCCTTGTGTGCGGAACTATTACCGCTGATCTGCCATACAGGAAAGTGTACGAAGTACGAAAGAAGAACAGACGCCTTGGCCTTGGTTTAATGGGGATACATGAATGGCTACTCAAGAGGGGATACAAATATGAAATGGTCGCAGAGTTACGTCAATGGTTGGAAGTTTATCGGGAAGAATCTGAGCGATCTGCTAATAGTCTGTGCGATCGCTTATCTATTTCTCGCCCTGTTGCCTATCGTGCTATTGCTCCTACCGGGACTATTGGTATTCTGGCTGGGACAACAACTGGAATCGAGCCTTTGTACGCCGTGGCCTACAAAAGACGCTACCTCCGTGGTGCAAAGCAGTGGAGATACCAGTACGTCATCGACAGCACAGCAGAGCAACTCATCCAGCAATATTCACTAGACCCTGATGAGATAGAGACTTCAGTGTCGCTCACAGATGACTTCGAGCGCAGGCTCGCCTTCCAAGCTGACGTTCAGGACTACGTTGACATGGCGATCAGCAGCACGATTAACATGCCTGCGTGGGGTTCAGATCTGAATAACGAGGACACAGTGCAGCCGTTCGCTGAGACACTAGCGAAGTACGCATCAAGGCTACGGGGTTTCACTGTGTACCCTAACTTGGCTCGCGGTGGGCAACCGCTGACAATGGTTTCTTATGAGGAAGCTAAAGGGCAAGAGGGTATTGAGTACGAAGAAAACAGCGAGGAAGCTTGCGGAGGAGGCATATGCGGGATATGAGTTCACTAGATATACAAGTAGGTGGAGGGCATTACATGGAGAACGCTATTCAGCCGGTAGAGTTCATTCACGCTAACAAGATCCCTTTCATTGAGGGCTGTATCATTAAGTACATTTGTAGGT